CCCGTAGCTCTCTGAGTAGCTCGGTATAGTCCTTCGTGTCGGGCGCAAAGCCGAGATTTTTGGCTTCACGGCAAACCCACCATATCGCCCCTGCCTTCCCCAGACTTCTGTATTGTGCATATTCTACTATTCTCTGAATGGCATTGCCTCGGAAGTAGTCGATACGATAGGTTACAAGCAGGTTGTCACACCACGCTCTCAGCCGTTCTTTTTGTTCTTGGGTCATAGCTGTACATTCTTGGTTAGTAACTCTTCGGTGATCTCGAGGGCGGTAGGCTCAGCGTCTCGGTGCTTCGCCACTCGGAAGCGGGTGACCTTGTTACCCGTCCAGCCCGTTAGCTCTTTGTAGGCGTAGTAGCCTTTCTGAAGGAAGGGCAGGATAAGGGCGTGCGCCTCCCCGTGGGTGAGGTGATAGCCTTCCTTCATTACAGCTACAGTGCACTCGCCACTATCGGCAAGGCTACCTACAATATCTGTTCGTAGCCTCTCCACAAGCCAAGTGCGTATGTGCCACTCCTTGTCATTCTCGGGTATCTCGGTGGGTGTCACGTCCTCCGATTCGGGTGCGGTGGTTGCCTTTGGCTCACGCTCTCTGCGTTCGTGCCACAGCGTGAGCGTCGCTGCTATTGACCATGCCAGTAGCCCGCTGCAGGCGATGATGAGCAGGTCGATGATGTTGTCCGTTGTCATTGTTCGTCGAGTTCAAAGAGGCTACACACCTCGGTTACGAGAAAATTGCGAGCCTCCGACATTGCGCTGTCGATGGTCTTGTGACCGACAGTGTGCATCTCGATACGTACGCCGTTTCGGTGTATCATCAGGATGGAAGGCGCTGAAATAACTAAAGCTGGCGAGATCGCAAATTCGAGGCTTCCCCCTCCAACTGCAAAAGAAGCCCTATACATGCAACTCTCTTGGCAGTATGCCCACTCTATTGGCTTGAGGCTCTTTGCTATGTCGTTACGTGTCATTGTTCTTTCTGATTTATTATATCCATCGAACGATAGTATCCATGCTATATCCCTTTTCCCAGATAAACCATGCATAAGCGACTGCGCTACTCTTCGCAGAAGCGAAGTCGCCACCCTTCGCGCAGGTGACGCGGTGGCTAAATACATACACTCTCTTCGGTGGACACTTTGCGAACATTTCCTTCCGCTTCTTCCCTTCCAGGAAAGTAAGCTTTAGGAACATTGCCACCTTTAACCCATCGACGACTGTAGAGAGAGCCTTCTCGACAAACTCCTGTGCGAAGGAGTATGGAGGGTTGGTGATGATGTCGCCTTCCCACATCCCTGTATCTCCTTCGATGAAGTCGAGTAGCTCAACACCTCCGTCGCCCATTCTGTCCACGATGTCGCTGTTGCGAACAGAGTATCCGTGAGATTCGAGGACACGGCTTAGATGCCCACCTCCGCAAGCTGGCTCCCACACTTTTTCGTGGAACACTTCAAACTTGAGAAGCTGCTCCAGGGCGTTTGGGTCTGTAGCGTAGTAGTCGTTTATCACTCTATCCCCATCTGAGTGGCTTGATGCGCCTATTGTCGCATAGACGCACCTGTTGCTTTTATCTTTCAGTATTTCTTGTGACATATCTGTTAGTATTTCTTCCCGTGCTTCGCAGGGCGTGTAGCGTTGTACTTGATCTTGAGGTCGATGTGCGTCATAAGGTCGATGCCGAGGTGGTCGCAGAGCTGTTCGAGTGACTTAATGGCGTAGAGGATGCCCCCTGTAGTGTCGCAATTGTCGTACGCACAGCATAGATCTACGATTATCGGCATGAGCGCATCAGTGAGCATGGGAGGAATACCATCCTCGCCATATACACTATACAAGCAGTTTACATACCAATCTTGAAGCTCCCTGCCATCAAGCAAGCTCCCCAGCAGGTCAAGCAGGCGTATCACTGCGTCGGCTATCTCGCATCCCACGGTGCCCTCAACAAGGCGGAGAAACTCTTGAGCGTAGGGCGCACCCTCTATCCGCTGGAGCGTGTCGATGGTGTCGGGGTCAAGCTTCGCCCACTTGCCTAAGCGGTCAGCTTCGATCGCCTCGTGAAGCTCACCAAAAGCGAGCATCAGATTATGCCCGACTGAGTGGGGCTCATCCCAAAAGCCTTTATCCACTGCCAGCTGGTGGAAGTCCTTGGCGTAGCGATTGAGCGTGTCTGCGTTGTAAAGTCTGTATGTCATTGTCGTTGCTATTTGATGATGTGTGATAAGATGTGTTTGATGACCTCCACCGTCCACCCATTGCCGAGCATCTTGTAGGCTTGGGTGTCTGAGCATCCCCACTTGTACCAGTCGGGGATAGTCTGTAAGCGTGCGCATTCGGTGGGAGTGAGTCTACGGAGCATACAGCCTATTTTAGCCACGGGCTGCCCACTGCCGTCGTTCCTCGCCCTTGCGGGGATGCACGGGGCTTTACCTCCAGTTGTCGGGCGGAAGCCCTGCCCATCCATGTGCGTACGCCAAGTGCCAGGGACAACGCTCATCCCATTTGCGCGAGCTCCTTTGTACGAGCACGATAGAAGGGCGTTCGCTTTATCGCTTGGGTTTCGGAGGTTCTTCCGAAGCCAAGGGTCTCGAATATAAAGAATGTCCATATCGGAGTGGTTGCCTCCGCTATGCCCTCCAGCTGTTAGGCAAGAGGCCTTGTCTTGCTGAGCCTTTGGCTTTAGCTTCTTGTCGAGCTTGACTACGTCCGCTGCCTGCACTTCCTGCGTAGTACCTATGCTTTCAAGGGCATCCTCGTTGAGAGAGAGATTGCGCATATAGTATTTCTCATCCACTTCATCGTCGAGGATGTCTCCGATGTAGATGCCTCGGTCGGCTGGCTGGGGTATATCCGTGAGCAGCTCGCCCCATAGCCCCTCGCTCTTCGTCCGTATGTTGCTCCAATATAGGCGCACTCTATTCTGTGCAGACACAAGGGCGGAGTTAATCACAACGGGTCTAATGCCAAGGCTTTCGTTTATCCTCACCTCGTCTGCTGGGCGCATTCGCACATTCTCAAGGAGGTACTTTGCGTTAGGGTTGAGCTTTTGCACGTGGTGCAGGATGTCGAGGAACACCCAATACAGCCTACTTCGTGGGTCATCGTGACCAAGCATTTTACCAGCTAAGCTGAAGCCTTGGCAGGGTGAGCCAGCGAGAAGGAGGTCTATCTCCTCCCACTCAATGTTCCACTCCCGCCACTTCTCTACGTCTCCGAGCTGGATAGTCTCGTGGAAGTTAAGCTGCGTCTGTTTGATAGCGTGCTTGTCAATCTCGCTGGCGTAGTAACGCTCAATAGGCACGCCCAGCTCTCGCAGGGCTATTTGCCCGCAGCTCATCCCGTCAAAGAGTGATAGTACTTTCATCTTTCATTTTCTCCAGCAGTTAAAAGCTTCCTATCTCTATCATTGATTTGGTGTTGATCGCCACCTTGATAGGGTTGCTGTTTTGCGGGCTTCGTGCGCAGTGGTCGTGGCACACGCTCCAGCGTGGCGGGCTTTGCCGTGGGGGCTTGGTACTCGCCCTTGGCAAGCACCTTCTCTGCGAGCTTGAGGGTGACGTCATTGACCTTGCCCAGCATCTCGAGTAGCTTGTGTTGCTGTTCGCTGACGAAGGAGAAGTAGTGCTCTACCTCGCCCTGCATCTTAGATAGATCTCGTGCCTCTCTCTTTCGAGTGTCGTCCATCCGCTCAAGAAGGCGCAGGCGTGAGTGTAGCGTCCAGATGAGGTAGGCCATCACGAGCAGGCCTGCAGAAAGTAAGAGTAGTAGTGTGATTGTCATTTGTCAAATAGTTTGGTAGGTGTTGCGATGTGGTGGATAGCGAGGAGTAGTGCATCTCGCTCCTCTTGGTTGGTGCGAGCGAGCTTACTCTTAGGTAGCGTAAGATTGTGACGCCTGCATACTTCGAGTATTTCAGAGTGGGTGATCTTTCCGTCTTGTCCTCTCCAGTGCTTGAGCAGTGGCTTTTGGCAGATGATCGGGAACTCTTTTTCCTGTATCGCATCTCGGAGAAGCTCGCCAACCATAGCGCACCTCCCAAGGTGGTAGCCTTTCTTGGCTACAACTCTGTGGTTATCTTTTGGTGATGCGTGCCAGTTGTGTGCGGTACTCCAGATGTCCTCGAGGACAAAGCGGTAGGAGTATTCTGTATCGAGATACCTCTCGTCCTCTTCACATCGCCATTCGTCGAGCAGGTCAAGCACTCTAAGGAACGAGATAGTCTCGAGGTGAATAGTACGATCGTTGAGATTGACGACAGCCCACCCAGAAGCCTCCGTATCGGGATCTATACCGATAAGGAGAGACTTCTTTTGAGTTG